AATTCAGGCCTTTTTTCAATTGAATATCTTACAGGGTTATTATAACATTTTAATACATCGTGAGTTATACTTTCAAATCGAGCACCAGATTGTTGAGCAACATCTCCAGCACATCTTAAATCAGTACAAATTTCCTCATCATCAAATAAAGTATTATGAAATACTATATCCTTTAATTGATTAGGATTTAACATTTTTATAAGTTCCGGACTAACTTGATTTGTTACTTGAATTGGCATTGGGACATTATCTCAGTCAGACAAGCGAGTAAATTAATTTCTTGGTCGGCAACAAAGGCAGACTTATATTGATACTCACCTATAATAATAACGGCAGCGGGTATAGTGGCCGGGTCAAGATATGTATACAGGTTGTCATAAATCTTGCGGAAGATTTTGGTGGGATCATTATCTATATTATTCACTACCCACTTACGAACCTTTGTAAACTCTTTCTCCTTTAGGTGGAGAGCCAATTCTTTCATACTAACTTCTGAAAGATTGACGAGGATGCCAGAGTCTATCTTACCCGACACACTATACCGCTGCAACTCATTCAACACTCTCCTGTTATCAGGAAAATGTTTTATAATTAATTCAGCAACAACTTTACCTTCATATTCTATATTCTGTTCTTTCAATATGACAGCACAACGATCTAATAATTGTCCTGCTAGTTCTTTACGCTCACCATTAATCTTGAATTCAATAACAGAACACCTTGAATGTAAAGGCTCGATGATTCTGTTCTTGAAATTACAAGTAAATATGAAACGACAGTTGTTATGAAACTCCTCAATGAACCCACGGAGTGCAGGTTGCGTTGATTGAGGATTGAGATAGTCTGCCTCATCTAGTATCACAACTTTCTGACCACCAGAAAGTGATACCGTTGAAGCAAACGATTTGATTTTTGTTCTAAGAACATCAATACCAGATTCTTCACTGCCATTGATTATCATATAGTCTGCGTTTAGTTCACTACACAGAGCTCTTGCCACTGTAGTCTTACCTACACCAGCACCACCCGACAACAAAAGATTGGGTAGTTCTTTATTCTTTACAAACTCTTTAAAAGTTTTCTTTATAGACTTTGGTAATATACAATCATCAATGTTTTTCGGCCGATACGCCTCGACCCACAATAGATTCTCCATTCTCCACCTCATAATAATCATTATGACTACACCACGGACAATACCAATGGCGTGACTTCATAATATGTTCAGCCGCAATACTCCACCATCCGCTACAACTCTTACAAGAGAAGTGATGGAGTATTTCTATACTAGTCATCTCTACTAGGAACCATTGTTAAAAACTCAACATCCAAATCGAGTCTATCAGCAATACGTTCAATAGACATACCCAACTCTATCAACTTTTTAATAGCCCAGTGAGTATGTTGTGTTGTTTCATCCATTAGTCTTTGCCTCCATAGCAATCCAATAAGATGCATCAACACCTGTCCAATTACTAACACCAGCTTCTGTTGAAGCAGTTACTTGATAATCACCAGGAATCATCTTGAGATTATCAGTTTTAAAACGAAACTCAAAAACAACATTAACTTTATCCAAATCTTCTGTATAATCATTTGATGTTACATTCTTCAAATCTGTTGCTGTAATCTTTCCGTCTGTAAAAACAATATCAGGTAGTTGCATCACTGCCGAAGCTTTCAAAACATTCGTCAATACAGAACCAGGAATAGTAAAAGATACATCGCACTCTGGAGCATTAAAAGTCTCCGGTGGTGTTGTTAGAATAGAAGAATCTGAATAAAAATATCTCACCTTAGTTCTTCCACCATTGACAGTCAAATAACTCTCACCAAATTCCAAATTAGAATCTTTAACCAGACTCAGCACCCCAAGAAATTCATTTAGATCATAGATACCAAACTCTTTTGGGAATTCTTCTACAATAGAAGCTTCACCCAAAATATTCTTCATGGTGGACATTGTCCTAAGTTGACTACCAGACTTAACCAAAATATTCTGATTAATAGTAGAAAAATTCTTTAGAATATTTACTGTATTTTCACTTAACTTCATCTTCACTCTCCGTATCATGTATATGTAACATGATTATTCCATAATGTAAAATTTTCATAAGGTCGGCACGATTCTTACCACCCTTATGCCCATATCGTTGAGCATACTTTAAAATATTACCCATACAAAATCCTTCACCATGACCACAATCTTCTATGAACTGTGTGGCCTGGTACTTGCGTTGAGCATAATGCTGGTCATAAGTATCATCTACATATTTTTGTAGATCACGGATGACTCTATCTTCACTGAACGCATAATTAATTTTTGCCATATACTTATTATCTCATAATAAAGGTTAAATGTCAAGTATATTTTCAATTATTATTTGTTTGGGTAGAAAGTCACAGCAAAAATAACTACTACTGAATGTTATCTTGTTGTTGTCTCTACCATCAGCCATAATGAATCTCATTCGTCTATCGAACATCAGCAGTTGTAAGTCTCTGTCTTTGAATATCTGCATCGGTGCTCTGTCATTCAACCAAGTGTTAGACATAATCAAAGCAAATGGTTTGTGGAATGATAACGCTCGTTCAAAGTATTTTCTTTTGTTGGTGAACGGTGGATTAGAAATAATGATGTCCCATTCATCTGGTTCATAGTTAAAGAAATCTTGACCAGTATCTATGTGTGAATAGACAACTGGGTTTCTTATCTGTTTAACAAATTCACTATCCTCTTTGTCAAAAGGACACCAGACTATCTTACCTTCGGGAATGTATTTGAGTATTGGAGTTACGCCATAATGTGGTGTATAACACTCATCATTCTTACCGGGAGAATATAATATTTCTCTCCTACTTAGAGTGCCAGTAACCACTTCACCAGTTAAAAAACTTAACGCCATAATATTATTATACCACCATTTCTGGTGTAAATCAAGCCTTTTTGAAACCTATTTTATTTCTGCTGTTCGTGGAATTACCAGCATTAGCAAACTTAAATTTTATTTCAGGAAAGGTTTGCATTTGAACTGATAGATTTCCTTTTGTATCTAAATCTACATTGACTTGTTGGATGTCTCTAAAGGTATTCATTAATGAAGTAAGAGCTTCAGCATATAGTTCATTAAACCAATCCACTAAATGATAGGCTAATGGTGATTGTATCTTCTCTGATTTGTGTCTCTGTTTCTTTGTATTGTATTTCGCCCATTCTGTAGCGGCTGGATTTTTTCCTATCGCCTTGTAAAATGGTGCCAACGCCTTACGAATCTTCTTTGTATCCTTACCAAAAGTCTGTAACCATTTCTCTAATGAATCATCACTTAAACGAGTAACAGGTGTTCCAGTTATTTGAGATAATTTAACTAATCCAAAATGCTCTCCATCATCTGTATCCCAAGTCTTGTAAAGATACTTAGCGATATCAATAGCGTGACCATAAGTAGTACCAGCCAAGATTATTTCTACTAAGTCCACCATCTCCTGTTGAATAGGAGACAACTGTTTCATAAATTTTTTATTGGTTAGAAATCCAGACTTACGAGCAATATCCCAAATACCTTTAAAACTTGTAGGTGAACCAGACTTGGTTTTTACTGATACTAAATTAACTCCACCTGTATTATCAGGCACCAAAATATCTGCTACTGGTAAAGAGTTTTTGCCAGGGAAGTTGACTTTACCTATACCTTCTGGATAGTTCGCAGTCGTACACCAAATACCAGCCAACACTTCGCTGTAATCTTTAGCTATTTGAGCAACATCTTTCTTCTCAAAAGGTGGAGGTGTTACTGTAACTTTACCACCCTTAGGCACTTTAGTAACCCAACCCATCAAATTTACAAGATAGTCTACTTGTTTCTTCTTGAGTTTATAACGCTTTTTACCTTTTCCTATCCAATACCTTGCGACTTCACTCTTAACTTTTCTACCACCTATATCTTTATCAGTAGTAAGAGTATTAATACTAGACGGAGCTAAATCTTTCGTTACAAATAATAAACCCTGGGCCTGAGCTCTATCACGAGCAGAAGCCTTTATTGCCTCCTGCATCTTAGTGTATTGAATAAAGGACTTCATATTCATATTTATTAAAATAAAAAGACGGTCTACCCAACACGAGGATAGCAAGCAGTCAAATGTCAAGCATAAATTCTATCATATGCTATTTGAAAATATTTTGGATCTTTTTCTATACCAATGAATTTTCTGGAAGTATTAACACAAGCTACACCTGTAGTTCCTGAACCCATTGTGCTATCTAGAACAACATCCCCCTCATTGGTATAAGTCTTAATTAAATATTCCATTAACGATACTGGTTTTTGAGTAGGATGTAATCCTTTCTCCTGTTTAAAGGACAAAATAGTTTTGGGATATCTTGTACCTTCTGGATTATCTCTATGAACTGATTTAGCTTTACCATATACTTCACCTATCGTAGATGTCTCACTTTTAAAACCACCATAAGGTGTTCCTTTTGTCATTTGTGGATTATATGTAGGTTTAGTTTTATAAAATACTAAAATATTCTCATGGGATTTTAATGGCATTATTTTTGCGTTCATGGGATTAGTACCTTGAGGCTTTTGCCATATCCATTCATACCGAAAATTCTTTATATTACTAGAAGCGAGAATAGTAGTAAAAGGTTGAGAAGCTGTAAATACCATTGCTGCATTTTCTTTTACTACCCTATTATATTGTTCCCACAATTTGTCTAAAGGTATAATACTATCCCATGAGCAAGCTGTAGTACCATATGGTAAATCTGTCAATATCATATCCACACTTGCATCAGATATTTCTGTTAGTTTGTCTAGGCATTCGCCTAATTTTAATTCCATTCGCTAATATCCTTCGTGTAGTCAGACTTCATCCATTTTATTACATTAGCAGCAGAACACATGAAATCATCATTATCACCATTCTGACCACCCTGCTGTGGTTTGAAAAGAGTTGTTTCATTTAAACAATCAATAAAGTCTTGTTTTATACACCACACAAGGTTAGGAATTGCAACACCATTCACCAAATCCATTCCACAAAAAATGAGTCGTTCCCAACATTTTTCTACTGCAACATGATTAATTGTCCAATTTACTACACCACATTT